CTTGCTGGCAATAGCTACACTGTAGACCTTCCGAAAGTTAAGTATAATTCTGGCAACCCTGAAGTGGGCGGTCCGGGTGCAATTACTGTATCGCTTGATTTTGTTGCATTGTACGATAGCGGCGAGGGTACTCAGATTAAAGTAACTCGGGCAGACGCCTAAACAATAAGGGGCTTAACGGCCCCTTTTTTACCATAGGGGAAAATGATGGACATTAAAGAATTATATACTGTTGAATCGCACGAGAAAGGGGCTGAAATACGCATTGTAAGCCCGTTAGACGGCAAAGAGACGGATTTCTATATATCGGTACGGGGTATTGATTCAAAGCAGTACAGGAGCGCTGTAAAAGAATTTCACCGCAAAATGCTCAACAAAGACGAAGACGCTGAGGTTTATTTATTAGTAGCGATTACGAAAGGATGGCGCGGCCTTAAAGATGGAAAACTTGAAGTAGAATTTACTGAAGATAAGGCAAAAGATTTATATAGCAATTCGCCTGCTATTGCTGCCCAGATTGATCGGTTTGTGGTTGATCGCAAAAATTTTACGATGGGCTAACTGAAGATATTGTTGATTATGCGAAGTGGCAGTTTTGGGCCGCCGGGTATGATGAAGGTTCTAAAGTTAGCCGATTGCAAAACTTGCAGCAAGTGGAGAAAAGTTTAGGCAGAAAGCCAAAAGAGCTTGAAAATGTGCCAGAACTGAAAAATGAATTGCAATATTTATGGTCGATGTTTGTATCATTAAAGAATGCCAGCAAGGGTTCTATTGGATATGATCAAATACAAGCATACGGGAACATATATGGCGATTTATCACCGTTTGAAGTGGATATAATACGCTGGCTAGATACCTTACATTATCAAGAGATTAGCAAAAATGGCTGATGTAGCAGAATTAGGAATTAAGATTACTACTGATGGCGTCATAACTGCCACGAAAGAACTTGATAACCTAGAAAAACAAGGCAAGAAGACCGAAACGCAAACCAAAAATCTTGGGACTGCCGCCAAAAATAATGTTTCATCGTTCAAAATGATGAAAGGCGGCGCTACACAAGTATCCTACCAGTTACAAGATGTCGCAGTCCAAGCCCAAATGGGAACCAGTGCATTTACTATTCTTGCCCAACAGGGTCCGCAGTTAGCATCTGTATTTGGTCCGGGCGGTGCGGTTGCGGGTGCTGTAATTGCATTTGGCGCTATATTAGCCGGGGCGTTATATAACAGCCTTACTGGTACTGGCGATGCTATGAAAGCATTGCAGGAAGACATGAAAAGCCTTGAGGACAATTTTGATAACTTAGGCGAAGCTGCAAAAGCGTATGTAAGAACTTTGGTTACTACTAGAGTTGCAGAATATGATAAAGCGCTTGCCGAATTAAACGAAGAAAAGCGAGCTGGAATCAAAGTTACTTATGATGGGTTTTTAGCTCAGGCAAAAGAAATAGAAAGCCAAGAAGATTTTGCCGATCGGATGCAAGTGAACGCAACAGAAATTGAACGTCTGACATTTTTGCGCGAAGAAGCTATTAAAAGCATTGATGATACTACCGATGCAACCGAATCTTTAATTAAGTCATTAACCGTTGAATTTGATACGCTTGGTATGACTAAGCGTGAAATTGCATTGTATAAGGTTGGAACTGATGAATCTCAGGCTGCTAATCGACAAGCAATAAACACTCTTTACGATAAAATTGAAGCTCACGAAAAAGAGCAGAAAGCAATCAAAGAGACTGATAGATTAAACAGGGAAATGGTTGCCAATGAGGAGCGGCTTGAATCTTTGTTTATTAAATTAAATGAGCAGAAAGTAAAAACAGACGAAAAGCTAAAAGCTGATGAATTAAAGCGCGAAGAAGATTTATTCGGCGCTATTCAAAAGTTAAACAAGGAAAAGATTGCCGAAGAACTTAGGGTTCAGAACGCAAAAGATGCCATCCAGAATTATGCTTTAGCTAGTGCAAGCAATGTTGTTGGGCAAATGAGTGCCATCGCCCAAGAAGGCAGCGACGCACAAAAAGCATTGTTTGCGATACAAAAAGCTATTGCAATTGCTCAAATTATCGTTTCAACAGAACAAGCCGCAGCTTTGGCGTCTGCTTATGTTGCCGGTGCTGGTCCAATAGCATGGCTTGCATCAGTAACAGGCATTCGGGCAATGGGTTATGCTTCTGCTGGCTTGGTTGCTGGTACAGCGATTGCAGGAGGTAGAGCATTAGGCGGTCAGGTTCGAGGCGGCGAATCTTATCTTGTCGGCGAGCGTGGCCCTGAATTATTGACTATGGGTACATCTGGCCGTATTGCTACCAATGAGAATTTAAAGCGTGCTGTGGGCGGTGAAAGTTCTGCCGGTAATAGCAGCGTAAATGTTAGCTTCAACATTCAAGCAAACGACACGAAAGGTTTTGATCAGCTCCTTAATTCAAGGCGTGGTCAAATAGTATCAATGATCAACCAAGCAGTTAATGATCGCGGAAGGGCATCAATAGCATGAGTGGAACATATCCCAGCACACCTATTTTTCAATCGATTGGGTTTCGCAGCCAGCATTATAATTTATCAAGCGAAAGCGTATCTGGCCGGACTCAGGTGCGCAATATTGGCGGCCAACGCTTTGAATTTGCAGCATCATATTCAAGTTTAAAACGGTCTGAATTTGCCCCAGTTCATGCGTTTATTATGTCTCAGCGAGGCATGGCCGAAACATTTACGATTGTATTGCCAGAAATTAGCAGTCAAACTGGTAACGCTGCTGGATCAGTATTAACTTCAGTCGATGAAGCTATAGGGCAAACTACAATATCAATTGACGGTCTAACTGGCACGCTTAAAGCCGGGGATATGATTAAATTTGATAACCACAGCAAGGTTTACATGATCACTGCAGATTTGACTGGCGCTGGCGATTTAAGTATTCAGCCAGCATTAAGGGTTGCAGTGCCTAACAATACGGCACTAGTTTATGATTCCGTACCATTTACGGTACGTTTAAATAATGATGTGCAAGAATATGCCCTTGGTTCAGCTTCTCTGGTAGACTACGAAGTCGATTTCATTGAGGCAGTATAATGACCAGAGCGATAGACGCAGCAACCATTGCAGAGCTTGCAAAGGATGACTTTAACCTTGCGACACTGATTAAACTAGAATTTGATACGCCTTTGTATATTACTGATTGGGACAGATCACTTTCGGTTTTATCTTCAACTTGGATTAGTAGCCCACACTTTATAAGCGCCGGGGATGTAACCGAGACATCCGAGTTAAGAGTAAATTCTATAAACTTAACGTTATCTGGCGTTGAGCAATCTTATATCAGCATATTTCTATCGCAAGATTATATAGACAAACCAATCCAGTTTTATCGCGCAGTATTGGATGATTCTGATTCTGTTATTGGTGCGCCGATTCTTGTATTTGATGGACTGATAACCGGTTATGAAATCGACGATACAGAAGACTCAAGTGAAATAGTTATTAATTGCGCCTCTCATTGGAAAGATTTCGAGAAAGAAAACGGGCGCAAAACAAACGACAATTCGCAAAAGATACATTTCCCGAACGATGACGGCTTTGAATTCGCCGCCAAAACAATTAAAGATTTGAAGTGGGGACGTAAATAATGGGCATTGGTTTATTTATTGCTTTATTTGTTGCTACAACTGCCGCGTCGTATGTAATGAGCCAGCAGGCCATGAAAAAGGCCAAAAAAGCGGCTGATGATATGGCTGGCGTTCTTGTCAACAAAGAATCAAACATCGAGCCTATTCCTGTTATATACGGCGAGCGCAGAGTAGGTGGCGTTCGAGTATTCGTATCAACTAAAGACGTCCAAGGCGGTGATAAGAACGAATTTTTATATATTGCTTTGGCGATGGCTGAGGGGGAAGTTGAATCGATTACAGACCTTTATCTTGATGATGTGCCAATTACAGATTCTAAATATTTTGGTCTTTATACTTATAACGTGCATACCGGGGCTGATGATCAAGCCTATGATCCTTTACTTACTGAAGCAAATGCAGGCTGGACATCTGATCACAAATTAAGCGGCGTTGCATATATTGCTATTCGGTTAAAGTGGGATCGCGATGTATTTAGCGGCGTGCCAGACATTACGGCAGTAGTTAAAGGCCGCAAAGTTTATGATCCCCGCAGCACTAATACTGTTTATAGCAATAACCCCGCTTTATGTATCAGAGACTATCTGACAAACAATAGATACGGCAAAGGCGTGCCTTTATCGGCAATAGATGATACTGCTTTTATCGCTGCCGCCAATGATTGTGATGAATCGGTTACTTTCTACCCGGGCGGTGGAAGTGGCAAGATATTTGAATGCAATGCGGTATTACAAACAGACGAAACGTTATTTTCCAATATAGAAAAAATGTTAATGGGTTGCCGTGGCTTTTTGCCATACAACCAAGGCTATTACAGCCTAATAATTGATAAAAGCCGATCTAGTGTTTTTGCTTTTGATAAGGAAACTATTGTTGGCGGCATATCAATTAAAGGAGAAACCAAAGAAAACAAATTTAACCGGGTATTGGTAAAGTTTGCTAACCCGGTAGTTGATTATCAACCAGATCAGGCAGTATGGCCGGAAGCAGGTTCTACCGAGGAATCTAATTTCCTTGCTGAAGACAACGGCACGTTATTGGTTGAAGAATTAACACTGGATACAATAACCAATTTCTACGCGGCTAGGGATTTGGCTAGGGTTATATTAAAGCGATCAAGGAATGCCCTTAGAACGTCATTTAAGGCCACTAGCGAGGCTTTACAGCTATCAGTTGGTGACGTAGTAACAGTAACGCACGAAACCCCCGGATGGGACGCAAAGCCATTTCAGGTTGAAGCTATATTGCTAAATTATGATGGCACTTGTGATGTGTCATTGCTTGAATATGATTCAACTATTTACACTTATGATTTATCGGCAGAGCAAAAAGTATACCCCGATACTTCGTTGCCAAATCCTTTTATTGTTGCGCCTCCAACTGATTTAGCTGTGGTATCAACAACCGTTGTGGCTGATGACGGTACATTGCTTCCATCCTTGCGCATAAATTGGACAGGTAGTGCAGATTCTTTTGTTAGCCAATATGAGGTTCAATATCAACGAGGCTCTGCAATTATTGATTTTGGCAGCATTTCTGACGAGTATGATGTCTCTGAAAATTACGGTTTGATTTCGGATGCCGCATCAATTCTTGTTGATTACGGTTCTATTGATGAACCGATCGCTACCGATGAGCCAGATTACAATTCAACATTTGTTGCGACTACTCAATATATATTAAAAGGCATTACGCCAAGCGCAAATTACAATATTAGAGTTAGAGCAGTAAATGACTTTGGCGTTAAAAGTAACTTTATTACAATTTCTGGATTGGCTGAAGGTGATATTGATCCTCCCGGCATTCCTGATTCTATTGTGGCATCTGGGAGTTTAAGAGAAATAACAATTAGTTGGGCACCTCCAACCGATCCAGATTACAGTCATGTTGAAATATGGGAAAACTCTGTAAATAACTTTTCAACTGCAACAAAGGTTGCGATAGCTGGCGGAGATTATTTTAGTCGCACCGGATTGGGCTATAACGTTTTAAAATATTACTGGCTTAAATCAGTTGATTACAGCGGCAATATATCTGGAGAATCATCGGTTACATCTGCAACTACATTATTTGTGGATACAGATTCATTTAGTCAGGAGGTCAACAATTTATTTAGCGAAGCTGGTGCATATGGTATAGAGCCAGTTTCCTCACTGCCTGCAACTGGTGACTTTGACGGCCAGATCAAATATAACACGACAGAAAATAAACTTTACCGCTGGGATTCTGCTACATCATCTTGGACTGATGACATCTTTTCGATTGAGGCTGGAACCGTTGACGCTGCATCATTTGCTGCCGGTATTGAGCCGATTAGCATTTTAACTATTTTGCCAAACCCAAGCGGATACACTGGTCCCAAGTTAGTCTTTTTGACCACTGATAATAAAATTTATCGTTACACGGGGACGGAATGGACTTCTGAAATACCTGCCGCTGATATTGACGGGGCTTTGGCTTCTGCAAACTTCCCCAGTGATTTGCGTCCAATTGAAATTGTTACATTACTGCCGACTACTGGTAACTTTCAGGGCCGACAAGTATTTCTGACAACTGATAATAAAACGTATCGTTATACCGGAACTGCTTGGACTGCTAAAATTGCCACGGTTGATTTAGAGGGCACTGTATCAAGTTTACAGATAGCCAATAATGCAGTAACAAATGCAAAGATAGCCGTTGATGCCATTCAAGGTGATGTAATTGCGGCTGGCGCAATAACTAGCGCTAAAATACTAGACGGCGCAATTGATGAGCTTAAACTTGCTAATGATGCTGTAACAAATGCAAAAATAGCCGCCGATGCTATTACTGCTGACGTAATCGCCGCCGGAGCTATTACAAGCGAAGCAATTACGGCTGGTGCAATTACTTCTCTTAAGTTGGCCGATGATGCTGTTACAAACGCAAAAATTGCCGTTGATGCGATTCAAGGTGATGTTATTGCCGCCAGTGCTATTACTTCTGATAAATTATTAGATGGCGCTGTTAATGAATTAAAGATTGCCTCAAACGCTGTTACTACTGCAAAGATAGCAACTAACGCGATTACTGCTGATGTCATAGCTGCCGGAGCAATTACAGAAACAAAGATAGCCAGTGATGCGGTAACAAATGCCAAGATTGCGGTAAATGCAATTCAAGGCGACGTTATTGCTGCTGGCGCTATCACAGAAACAAAGATTGGCGCTGATGCGGTTACTACTGCAAAGATAGCGAATGATGCTGTTACCGAAGATATTATTGCTGCAAGCGCGATAACTACAACAAAGATCGCAACTGATGCAATTACAACGGCTAAAATAGCTGCAAACGCTATTACCGCATCTGAGCTTTCGGCAAATTCCGTAACAAGTGACAAGATAATAGCCAATGCGATTACCAGTGCTAAAATATCGGCTGGCGCGGTAACTGCAAACGAAATAGCAGCAAATGCTATTACTTCCGCTAAAATTGCAGCCGATGCTATTACGGCTGATAAAATAGCTGCTGATGCGGTCACTGCTGACGCTATTGCTGCCAACACGATTACCGCTGCTGAAATTGCCGCAGGTGCTATTACTGCTGATGAAATAGCTGCAAACGCAATTACTTCAGCCAAGATCGCAGCTAATACAATTACGGCAGGAGATATTGCAGCTAATGCCATTACCGCCTCTGAACTTGCTGCTGATGCTGTTACGGCAGATAAAATTGCAGCCGGAGCAGTAGTTACTGAATCACTTGCAGCAGATTCTATTACTACAGCCAAAATTGCAGCGGGTGCGATTACAGCAGATGAGATCGCCGCAGCAGCTATCACCACTGGCAAAATTGCCGCAGGAGCCGTTACCGCTGATGAAATAGCCGCTAATTCTATAACAAGCGGAAAGATAGCAGCTGATACGATTGTTGCTGCTGACATTGCCGCTGGAGCTATTACAGCATCTGAATTGTCTGCTGGATCGGTAACAACGGCCAAGTTAGATGCCGCCGCTATAACATCAGAAAAAATAGCCGCTGGAGCAATAACGTCAGACACCATTGCCGCCAATGCTATTACTAGCGCCAAGATACAAGCGGGAGCCGTTGTTGCTGACACTATAGCTGCTGATGCTATAACTACTGCAAAGATCGCTGCCGGAGCGATTACAGCTGCTGAGATAGCTGCCAATACTATTACCGCCGCTAACATTGCTGCTAATGCTGTTACTGCTTCAGAAATAGCCGCTGATGCTGTTACGGCTGTTAAAATAGCTGCTAATGCTGTTACCGCTGAATCAATCGCCGCTGGATCAATTACTACTGTAAAAATAGCCGCTGATGCTATTACTGCAAATGAAATAGCAACCGGTGCTATTACTGCTGATGCGATAAGTGCTGGATCAATCACTACTGCCGCAATTGCTGCTGATGCGATTACAGCTAACTTGATTGCCGCTAATGCGGTAACTGCTGAAAGCATTGCTGCCGACTCGATAACTAGCGCAAAGATAGCCGCCGATGCGGTTACTGCTGGTGCTATTCAAGCTGGCGCTATTGGGGCTGATGCTATTGCCGCTAATGCTATAACATCTGTCGCTATTAACGCTGAAGCAATTACTACAGACAAGATAGCAGCCAATTCAATTACGGGTGGTTTAATTGCTGCCTCTGGCGTTATTACTGATTCGGCGCAGATAGACAATGCAGTTATTGAGGCCGCCAATATTGCCAACCTTGCGGTTACTTCTGCAAAGATTGCTAATTTGGCAGTAACTACCGGTAAAATTGCCAACCTATCTGTTGATACTTTGCAAATCGCAGGTAATGCAGTAACTCTACCTAATAGCGCATATACTGCAACTGCATCAAACATATCAGAATCAAATGGTGAAGTTTCGCAGCAAACAGTAACTTATACGTCTGCTGGTGGCTCAGTAAACATTTTTGCTTCAATTGTATTTTTTGGATTTAACGATGATGAAACAAATGAAGCAGTTGATGTTGCTTTTGCGATAAGAAGAAATGGAACAATAATCGGTTCAGCTACTCCTATTGGCGTGCAAAATTGGCAATTTGGTGATGCAGGCAATGGCAGGAAATTAAGACAAGTTTATTCTGTATCGTTAAAAGATACGCCATCTGCCGGAAGCACTACTTATACTTTCACTGCAAAACTACAAGATCAGAATGGCTCAACAGTAACCAACAATCCGGTTGTTACATTATCAAACAAATCGCTGGTTATATTAGAGGTTAAAAAGTGAAATCATTTATTATTTACAACGTTGATGGAATTATTATTCGTACGGGATCATGCGTTGATAGTGACTTTGATATTCAAGCTGGAGATGGTGAGTTTGTAATGGATGGCATTGCTGACGATTCATGCCATATAATTGTTGATGGACAAATTATCGACAAACCAGAAGTTATCGTTTCAGATGAACAATTAAAAGCTGAAGTAATATTTGCATTGAGATTAAGAAGAAATAATTCACTATATAAATCAGACTGGACTCAATTTTCAGATAGCCCATTATCCGATAGCAAAAAAGCAGAATGGGCAACATATAGGCAAGCATTAAGAGACATTACTGAAACCTATGGTGACGCAATTTCAATAAATGATATAATTTGGCCAACTAAGCCGGAGTAATAAAATGACTACAGCAGTACAGAGACGCAGAGGAACAACCACCGAGCACGCATCTTTCACGGGTTTGGACGGTGAAATTTCGGTAAATACTACAAAAGACACTTTGGTGGTCCATGATGGCTCGACTGTTGGCGGATTTGAGCTTGCAAGGGCTGACGGTTCTAACTTTGTGGCAACTAGCGTAGACATCAACGGCGGCACTATTGACGGCACGACTATTGGCGCATCGTCTGCCTCTACTGGCGCATTTACTACATTGACAGCTTCTGGAGAAATCACAGCCAACGGCGGCATAGCATTGGGCGACAATGACAAGGCTACGTTTGGTGCTGGTGGGGATTTAGAAATCTTCCATGACGGTACTCGTTCTTTAATTAGAGACAGCGGCACAGGAAACTTGCTTATTAGAGCAACAGACTTGTCTTTACAAAACGCAGACGGTGCTACTTATGCTTCTTTTGTTAGCGGTGGGGCTGGTACATTCTATCACAACAACTCCCCCAAACTAGCCACCACCTCCACAGGCATAGACGTTACTGGTACAGCCACGATGGGTGGGCTTACTGTTGGTACTATTTCTAACGCTTACTCAGCAGCGTTTATAATCTCATCCGCTACTGGTGAGTCTGAGCTGCGTATGGGTGATACAGACACCGATGCAGGATCTATTGCTTACACTAACTCTGACGACACAATGACGTTCAGGGCTGCTGCTGGCGCAAGAATGACCTTAGACTCCACAGGCATTGATGTTACGGGTAGTGTTGTTGCTGATGGTCTAAATGTCCAAAACGGTTCAAATGCAGGTATTACCTTTGATTTAACAGAAAACTACAGCCCTTTTATTCAAGGCTCACAATCTATTAGCAATTTAAACTTAGCTGGTGTAGGTGGCGGAGGTGTTAGGGTATATACCAGTGACAAACGCCGCATACTTGCTGAAAACAATGGAGACATCAGCTTCTACGAGGACACAGGCACAACTGCAAAGTTCTTCTGGGATGCGTCTGCGGAGTCTTTGGGTATTGGTACTAGTTCGCCAGTTTCCCCATTGCACGTATATGGCGTAGTTACTGTTGATGGGTCAGGCGTTGGCTTGATTAATATAAACGGTAGTGGTGTTAAAAAAGGAGGAATAGGTCAGGCAAACTATTTGGTTGCTGGGGCAAGTGATACAGGCTTAGGTATTCAATCTCAAGAGGCGCTGTACTTTGCTACTAACGGCACAACAGAACGCATGCGCATAGACTCCAGCGGTAATGTAATCCTTGCCGCAGGTACAGGCACACTACAGACTGCTACAGCAGGAACAAGCAACTTCCGCGCAGGTGTCAACGCAGGTAACAGCATTATAGCAGGTGGTAATTATAATACTGTTGTAGGCGATGAAGCAGGTACTGCGATTACTACGGGTGATTATAATGTTGCTGTTGGATACCCCGCTGGTACTGCTCTTACTACTGGAGGCGGTAACGTAGCGATAGGCGGTTTAAGTCTGGCGGCAGCTTCAACAGGAAATAATAATACTGCTATCGGCTTCCAAGCCTCAAGATATATGACAACAGCGTCTAACACCACAGCCATAGGTTACTTGGCAGGTGGTGGGCTGGGCGGCGCAACGGTAATGACGGGTAATGACAATACGTTAGTTGGAGCTTCCGCAGGTTTAAAAATCACCACAGGCACAAACAACGTAGCCTTGGGGTCTTTAGCTTTAACCGCAAGCACCACAGGCGGTAGCAACACTGCACTTGGGCAAGCCTCTCTACTTTCGCTTACTACAGCGTCTTATAACACAGCGGCGGGTTTAAACTCTGGTCTGTTACTAACTACTGGCGCGGACAATACTTTAATCGGTGTTTCGGCAGGCACTACCCTAACAACAGGAACTCTTAATGTTGCAGTGGGTAGAAATGCTTTAGGCGGAGGAGCCGCCACTAATAGAAACGTAGCGATTGGTAACAACACGTTACAATCTGTATCCGCCCCCTCTAGTGTAGATGCTTATAACGTAGCGATTGGTTACAATTCAGGCGGGTCAGTAACTACCGGCACAGCTAACACCCTCATAGGTGGTCTTGCAGGTGATGCTCAAACAACTGCCGCTAACAGCACCGCAGTAGGCTACGCAGCTTTAGGTGCTAATACTACAGGCTCAAACAACACCGCCATCGGTAAAGAATCACTTGATGCAAATACAACAGGCTCTGAGAACGTGGGCGTGGGTGTTGGGGCATTAGGGTCAAACACCACAGCGGCTAATAACGTGGCAGTGGGTGTAAATTCTTTATTCGCAAACACCACAGGTGGAGCAAACACCGCAGTCGGTAAAGACGCATTAAAATCCAACACCACAGCGTCCAACAACACCGCAGTAGGTTACCAATCACAAGAAGCAACTACTACAGGGGCTAATAACACTTCACTTGGATTACACGCTTTAAGGCTAAACACTACAGGCCACTCAAATGCTGCTGTAGGCACAAGTGCTTTAGCCGCAAACACAACAGGTTCTGCAAACGTATCAGTAGGTATGAACACACTTAAACTGAATACTACAGGCTCGTATAACACAAGTCTGG